TTAACCATTGCTTCTGGCATGAAGGCTACCGGTGATGTTTCTCTCAACAGTCGTCTATTCGTCGCTCAGGACGTGTCTTTGAATAGCAATCTTTATGTTGCTGGTGCGCTTAACTTGGGTCCCAGTTCTACAGTTACATTCCAGGCCAGCTCTTTGGCTTCCAACAGTATCAATAACTTCGACTTGGCTAGCAATGGTCGGTTCGTCGAGACATCTTCGACAACTCAATCCATCGGAGGTCCCAAGACATTCAACGGTAGACTGTACTACCCCGGTGGTCTTGATATTTCTTACGGATCATTTAATGCTGCTTCACCCACTACATTCTTGGGAACATCTGAGGTTGCCACCACGAAGTACGTCGCCAGTGCGCTCGAATACTTAGTGGGAATGGCCCCCGCAACATTAGATACTATTTACGAAATTGCGCAGAGTTTAGCTGGCGATGCCAGTGCGGTTTATAACTTAACGCAGGCAATTTCCCTCAAGGTTAACCGTGCCGGCGATAACATGACTGGATCGTTGAGCGTCGGTAATGTTTTAATTCCAGGTGCCTACACATTCGATGTGAGTGGTAAGGCTCATGTCTCTCAAACCCTCTTTGTCGACAATGACGTCAGCTTCAACAGCAACTTATACGTCAGTGGAAATATCTCCAATCCTAACAGCATAATCAATACGAAGACCATCAATGTTCAGGATATCACCGCTACTGGAAACATTGGTGCTACTGGAAATGTCAGCGTCTCTCAGGGCGACTTTACGCTATCTCAGGGCAATTTCATCATGGGCGGCACCAGTCGCGGTTTCATCTGGCAATTCTAGACCATTGGAATTGTGTAAATTAGCGGAACAATAACAAAAATATTATTATACAAAAATAATATTTTTACATCATTATATTACTTAATAGTGACCAGTAGTCATAGAAGGCATCATTCCACCGGTTCTCGATGGAGCCGAAAGGATAGTGCTGCTTAAATATCCGTTGATTTTATTGGTAAACTCCAAAACGAGCGCCAACATGCCAAACATAACTACATACGGCAACGCAACCATCACCCAAGAAACGGTCGTGTATCCCTTGGAACAGACGTAATTCAAGAACCATGTCCACAACGCGGTCCAGCCAATTTTAAGAACGATTGTCATAAAAGTGAACTGTTGCATGAAAATGAATAAAAGGGTGACGCTAGAAATAATTAGATAGACAAGAGCGGGAGTACAAAGACTTGAAATATTCATTCTTTTATAAAATATATAAACAAATTAAATTTATACAATTCCTAAATATCACAATTGGGGGCGGTGGTTGTACATAAAGTATTTATCTATAACATATAACTCATAGCTAGATAAACCACATTTTATTGCACTTGATTGTTGCTACACATTTGAGAACCCGACAGAAAAGTTTCGATCTGTCTTTGCTGTAACGCAATCACGTTCTTCATTTCTTGCATCATTTCCTTCATTGCCGCAACTTCATTCTTGGTCTTTTCCAATTCGCTGTCGAACTCTTTTAGTGCCGCGGTTGCAATCGTGAATATTGCGTCTTTATCCACAACTCTGAAATCTGTAATTTCCTGGCCATACACAAAAATGTTTTTGCTGTTTATAAACGTCGAAACACTAAATTGTTTATCGTCCACGATGTTCTCTATCTTCGTTATTATTTCGTTGTTTTTCTCATCGAACAATTTCAACGATAACGGTGTCGACGTTTCCTCCGATTTTATGAAATCCTTTGTGCTCGTATTCTGCAACATAATCGTATTGCCGTTGAGAACTTTACACAATTCAAATACGTTCGGTATATACTTGGTTATTTTCCCAACAGCATATTTCATCACTGTTTCCACGTCTTGGGCGATAAATCCATAATTCGGCAATGCCCCGTGGTACAATTTATCCTTATAAGAGAACTGTTTCGGCTGTATTTTGCGCAGAATTTCGATAGCATTCGTGCGGTCAATATCGATTATGTTCGTTTTTATTCTGCAGTCGGAAAATGTCACCGAGTTGGTGGCGACCACACTTCCTCCGGTCAATACACTGCCTCTGGATAAAATGGAGTAATTGCTAGAATATCCCGCCGGGGACGAACTCGATAAATCCGTGGTGGAAGTAGAATAATTGAAATAGACGTTGGCGGTTCCGTTGGAAGATGTCACCGGTCCCATAGCAACGTCTAGCGGGAACTGTGGATTGGTAATTCCTATCCCCACGTATCCGACCGTGTTCAAATTAACACAATGAATATCGCCGCTCACGTCTAGTGCGTAGGACGATGCGCTTTGTTTCCCAACAGTAATATTTTTGGCGACGTACAGATTGCTGTTGAGAGAAGCATCGTATTGTACATTTAATTTTCCGTATATATTGGCTGTCTTCTGTTGTCCTCCGGAATTGGTTTTGGACAATTGTAGAACGGTGTTTGAATTGCTGCTGTCCGATTGTATATATGTGGTAGTATTTACTAAATTATTAATTTGTGATTGTACATTAGAACACAAATCACGAATATAAGTAAGATTAGAATTACTTATATCATACAAATTAACACCATCTGATACAGACATTTTTTGCGAATTTATACTAAAATTTAAATTGTTTGAAGTATCGTAAATATTTATTGCATTTCCGTTTCTCAAATATATATTCCCATAATTTACATCAATAAATCCTTTAAAATAAGTTTGATCCAATTTATTTGAATTATTTGATAAATCTAACCATCTACTCATTCCAATATATAATTTATATTTATTTTTTTTGAATATGTCTAAACTTACCCGATTTACGAATTTTTTTTTTCGGTAGCGAAACGAACAAAATTGTTATTTGTATGGATTAATTCCGTTTTTTCGCAATGTTTCCTCTAAAAATGCAATTCTCACCGGATCGAAACCGACACCATAACCGGGCATACCAAACAGTAAAATATAATAGTTGAATATCGCCTTCATTTTGAATGTTTTCGTGATTTTCAGTTGTCCACTCGTGTTCATCATTTGGAGTGTCACGTTGTTCTTGTCGCTCAAAATCTCTTCGATCTTCTTCTCCAGGTTGATTTTGTCAATTCTCAACATCACGTTCTCACTGTATATCGTATAACTGTTGATCGACGCTACGAGTGCGTCTTCGACTATCTTCAGGAAAAGCAGGAGGGTTTTATTCTGCGTTTTGTATTTGATGCTTCGTATGATCATGTATAGTTTGACGTATTCCAAGTATTCCTGTGGAACCTTTTCGTATTTTTTACGGGCCACTGCGGAAATGTAGCGGTTATCTATAACAGTAAGTGCATGTTTATCGTATTTGTTTACAATCGATAAATCGTCTGACGGCAAAATTTTGTCTACTGGGTTATATATTTTTCGATAGGTGTTTTGGTTATTACTAGAGAACAATGATTTACTAAAACTCATTATAATACATGGCTACATTTTTGATATTGCCATTTTACTCGTTTCCAGTGCTCCTTCTATCCATTGCTGATTTTTCTCCGAAAAATGTTCTCCACAAAGGAATACTTTTTCGCTTTTCATGGGATGAATTATTTTCTCCGCGATTTCTTTGCTGTCGATACCCACCGTCCAATACCCTACACCGCAATTCCAGTAAAAAAGGGTGGTTTTTATCGGTTGCGGAATGTTCTCTATCCCCGTACTTTCTTTGAGCAATTTGAGAAGTTCTTTGTTTGTGGCTTTTTCTCCGCCGGTTTCGTAGAGCGTTTTCCAGAACTTGGCGTATTTGTTGTCGGTGTATGAAGACATGATTACGCCGCCGTGAATAGGTATAACAATACGTAGATTGTTATTGGTGTTGAACTTGGTTAGATTGCTGAACCAATACGTGCTCCCTCCGGGAGTGGTGCTGGGAAACACGGAGTAAATGCGGCACAGGGCTCCACAATAAATGCTGTGTTTGAGAACATTGTGGATCGGTGTGAAAAAGGGCATTCTTTCGAGAACCTGTTTCGGAAGGGCGGAAATGACGGTTTTGCCCACGTGTGTGCGTTTCCGGTTTTGGAAAGAGACTTCGTAGCCTTGTTCCGACTTTTTAATGTCGGTGACCGGATGTTTTCGCAGGATGGTGCATTTTTTCGACAGCAACTCTTTCTCCAATTTATCGACGACTTGGTGCATTCCACCTTTCAGGAAGTAGAATGTGTGATCCGCGGAGAGGTGGTCTTTGAACAGAGATAAACAGTCGTGGGCGTTCATGGTGACGAGTTCGGTGTAGTAGCCGAAGGTATCTTTCAACAGATTTATTTCTTCGTAGTTGAGAACATGCTTGGCGTATTGGAGAACATTCATGTTTTTCGTCTGGTTGGGGGGGAACTTGTCGAACTCGGCGATCAGTTTCTTGATGAGCGGGATGTTCGGGTTTTCCGTCGGTTTTTTGGTGACGATGTCGTAGTAGATGTTGTCGCTCGGTATCTGTGTCTTCATGTTCTCTAAATCCAGTTCTCTCAACAGTTCGGCGAATAATTGGTGGCCTCCGTGAAATCGGCCGGCGCCGGCTTCCACGGACATGAGCTTATCGGTGTAGGTTTTTATGCGGCCGCCGAGAACGTCCTCCTTTTCCAGTACGAGGACGGTTTTTTCGGGGGCGGATTTGCATATTTGATGGGCCGAATAGAGACCGGCAATACCTCCTCCTAGAATTATAACATCATATATTTGTGGTGTTGGTGTTGGTGTTGGTGTTGCCATATATAATAGTATCTCATATTTTCTTGGGAGGGGGAAATATGGGTAGCTTGGGTAGCTTCTTAAATTATATTTTATAAAATGAATTAAAAATAACTGTCTATATATTATAAATGGAACAAAATTGTCAAGAAACTTGTTCTGTATGTAATAATGTTTATTCCAATAAAAAATCTCTATTAAAACATAGACGTGCTATTCATGGTATTTACTGCGTTAGCAAAGAAAGACGCAAAAATGAAACGAATGATTGTTATAACTGTAGTTATTGCAATAAAGAATACAAAATACCCCAATCAAGATGGCAACATGAGAAAAAATGTAAAACAGAAAAATTTTCGCAAATCCTGAAAAAAGATGATGAAATAATTGAATTGAAAAATGAAATAAAAGAGTTAAAAACATTGGTTATAAATTTACGACAAAATATAAAGCCACAAAACAATAGAAAAACAATTCCATCAACAGTTAAGAGGTTAGTATGGGACAAATTTATTGGTGAAACAATAGGAAAAGGTAAATGTTACTGTTGTAAAAAAACAGATATAACACAAATGAGTTTTCATTGTGGACATGTTGTTTCTGAAAAAAATGGTGGTAATATAGAAGTAGATAATCTAAGACCTATATGCCAAAACTGTAATTCAAGTATGCACACAACAAATATGAACGACTTCATTCAAACGTATAAATTGCATATTACACCCGAGGTTTTAGAAGGAGTTAGAATTATGTAAAGATTTACTACGTCATTGTGTTATCCAATTCCTCATTTTTATCCGAAGATATCAACAGTGCAATATCTTTTGTTATCTTATCTTGATTGTTATACAACAGGATCTTCACTCTGTCTATCTTATACGAACGAAAGTTCTCGTATTTCGTCTCATTGTCGTAAAATGCGTCTTTGTTCTCCATTTTGTCCAAAAAATCCTGGATAAGTTTCTTCGTTTTTGGATCTATCTTTTTTGCACTCTGCAATTCGTCATAAATGGCCTCGATATCCATTATGCGATTGGTTATCACGTCATCTAACAGATCATTTTTCGTAACAGTGATAAAATATCCCTTTTCGGAATCGTAGCGGTAAGCGTAATTGTCTTTCAGATTGGTAATAATGATATTCTTGAACTGGTTGAGTTCTCCACAGTGTGTTATCTCCACGATTTTCTCGATGGATCCGAGCCGAGAATTCATAATCTGTTGTTTTTGCTGCATGGTGAGAACATTGACGAGTTCTTCGTTACCGAGAGCGAAGATTTGATAAGTGTTGTTGTTGTTGTTGTTGTTATGCGAATCGGCAGTATTATTGTTAGAGTTCATAAAACTGCGTTCCATGAGTACTTTATTCACAGCTTTGAATGTTTTGTTGTCGAGGCGTTTGCAGCTGAGCAGTTTTTTCTGTAGCTTTATTATTTCGTCCTTGTTTTCAATGAGTTCGTTCTTCAACAGTTCATTTTCCTTCTGTAATGTCAATATGTCCTGCTGTTTTTTCTCGTTCTCCACTTTACATTTCTTCTCGTGCTGCCATCTAGACTGGAAATGCTTATATTCTTTATCACAATATTTGCATACATAACAATTATTGGTTTCGTCTTTTTTTCGGTCTTTATCTATTACATAGATTTCATGAAATCTTCTTCGGTGATTTAAATATGAACGTTGGTTTGGATAATTCTTATTACAAAGAGAACAGTTAATTTCCATAACATATACAAAGGTTTCTCTTTATATATATTTTAACTTATAATGTAACATCTAGATCCTTATAGAGTAACAATATGTACTTATAATGTAACATTTGTATGTTTTCAAATTTAAACACCATGAATGGTAACAAATTATTTTACAGTGTTTATTTTACACCATATTAAATGTTACTCTATAATTATTATTTATTAAAAATAGAAATCGAAGGAAAATTTCACAGAAATAAAGATCTTATAGAATTCAAATAAAAAATTCTGTAAAGTTCTCAAAAGTCCCCAAAAACATTCCTAAATATTTCTGTCAAAGAAAATAGAAGAAATAAAAAAATGAATAAACATACAATCTCTACCTGAAATTGTAATACTATAAAAAAATAAACTTATAATGTAACATCTAGATCCTTATAGAGTAACATTATGTACTTATAATGTAACATTTGTATGTTTTCAAATTTAAACACCATGAATGGTAACAATTTATTTTACAGTGTTTATTTTACAACATAATAAATGTTACTCTATAATTATTTTTCATTAAAAATAGAAATCGAAGGAAAGTTTCACAGAAATAAAGATCTTATAGAAATCAAATAAAAAATTCTGTAAAGTTCTCCAAAGTCCCCAAAAACATTCCTAAATATTTCTGTCAAGGAGGAAGGAAATATACAAATGTCCATCACCGTAAAGTATATTTATAGTGTTAAAAATAACATAAAGAATGAACCACAATGTATATTGCCGAAAGGCATCCCCCATCCCCCATCCCCCATCCAGGTAAGTACAAATTTCTCGAG